AAATTAGGAGGAGAAAGATTATGCCACTATTAGGAAGTTTCGGAGCATCAGCATCAAGAGGATTTGGACTTACAGCTGGATCAAAAAATCTAATACCTTTTGGTTATCTAATTATTGCTGGCGGTGGGGCTGGAGGCTCTAACTATGGCGGCGGCGGAGGCGGCGGCGGAATGAGAGAATTTTCAATTCCCCAAGGTCAACAAGAAGTAGCAACAGGAACATACACAATTACAGTTGGAGCTGGAGGAAGTGGTGGAAGACCATCTCCACAAGGTTCGTCTGGTGGCGCATCTGGCGCTAATTCATCTGTGTTTACAGGTTCATCATTTGCAGTTGAATCAACTGGAGGCGGTGGCGGAGGTTCTCAAGGAAGTCCCGATGCACAAGCGGCTGGTTTACCTGGAGGTGCAGGAGGTGGATCTGGTCCCGGAGGATATGTAGGTTCTAATCCAAGAGGAACTGGAAACGCTGGTGGATACTCTCCACCTGAAGGCGCACAAGGTGGTCAAGCACCAGGTTCATTAGATGCACCTGCTTACGGAGCAGCTGGTGGCGGAGGCGGAGGAGCTTCTGGATCAACAGGATCACATTCTAACAATGGAGGCCCAGGAGGACCTGGAACTGCAACTACATTTAATTCACCAAGTTCACAAACATTTTCTGGTGGAGGTGGTGGTGGATTTGGAAACGTTCCAAGCGGATCTGGCGGATCAGGAGGATCTGGCGGAGGAGCTGGTGGAGCAGGAAACGCTTCAGCAAATACTGGAGGTGGCGGCGGAGGCGGCGGCCCAGTTCAAGGCGGAGTATACGGATCAGGAGGATCAGGTAGAGTTCAGTTAAGATGTCCTACTGCTTTAGTTCCATTGGTTACAGTTAGTCCAGAAGGTTCAATAACTGCTTCTCAAGATGGAAGTGCAATAATTACCTTTTTATCTACTGGTACTTTAACTATTGCATAAGATTTTATTTATCTATATAATGTAGCAATACATTATGAAAGCTATTAGAGTAAAACAGACTAATTTAATTTTAGAGAGAAATATAGAAAAACCAACTTTTTTTTATGAATGTATTTTAGAAAATATAAATACAAAAAAATTAATTAAATCTATAGAATACGGTATTACTCTTCCAAGTAATATGAACCACAGAACCAATGTTCGTGGAGAAATGACAGATTGGAAATATTTTTTTAATGATTTAGATCTAAATGCTGCACTTTCTTTTTGCATAGATCATTTTAATTTAGATACAAAAATGGGTAATTCATATTTAAAAGATGCTTGGGGAAATAAAATGACAAGAAATTGTTTTACTGCCCTGCATGATCATTCTGGCAACAGTATATCAGGCGTATTATTTTTAAATACTTGTAAAGGACACTACTTAGAATTTCCTGAATTAAATTTAAAAACAGAGGTCATAAAAAATAAAATTGTTTTATTTAGAGCACATCTTAGACATAAAACAAAAAGAATAATAGATGATACTGTTAAATATGCCATAGCTTTTAATTTTAGAAATAGGGAAAATTGGGAATGACAAAAATAGGCTGGGTACCATTTAAACAAAGTTATTCTAATAAAGACCATATTATTGAATCTTTAGAAAGAATGGTAAAAGAACCTGAAAAAATTTCAGGATTTTACAAAAAAACAAATAGTTTATTTAAACAATGTCCTTCTAACTTTAATTTTTTAAAAAATTTTTATGTTATTAAATCTCCATTTGACGTTGAAATTAAATATTTTAGAGAAGAAAAAAGAATTTGGGTAAGTCAAAAACAAGGTTTTGTAGACCATATGGTTCACTCTAGATTTGGACAATATACAGATACAGATAAAGCTTTATGCTCTGTTTTGGTTTCGTACATGTTTGTTGCAGATGAACCTGTGTGGTTAGAAGTTTATCCTCCTTTCTTACATGGTGAGGTAAAAAATACTAAATTTATTAGCGGAACTTTTGATATTCATAGTTGGCAAAGACCTGTAGATTTTACCTTTGAAATATTAAACGATAAAAAACCAATTAAAATAAAAGAAAATCAACCTCTATATTATGTGAGATTTGTAAGTAAAAAACTTAATGATGATTTTAATTTAAAAAAATTACAGTGGACAGAAGAACTATTTAAAGCACATGCAATTTCTCAACCACAAAATTATTTTGTTAATGTAGCTTGGAAACTAATGAAACTAGGCAATAAATTAAGACCTAAAAAATTTATTAAATGAAAAATTTAAAAGACTATATACTTCACTTAAATAATTGGATTCCTAATAATATCTTAAAAACTTCTTTAAAAGAACTTAAAAAAGATAAAACTTGGGAACAACACAAATATCAAAACTTGCAAGATGCAAGTGATACTTACGTTAAAAATAAAAGTAAAGAACTTAATATTTGTTGGGGAGAAAAATTAACTTATTTAGAAGAGTTAATGAAATTAACTTGGAAAGCAATAGAGAGATATATTATTATTGATAAAATTGGTGGAGATACAATTAATAGTTGGAATGGATTTTCTAAAATTAGATTTAACAGATATAAAAAAAATCAAATAATGTCTAAACACGTTGATCACATTCATGATTTGTTTACTGGAGAAAGAAAAGGAATACCGATACTAAGTATTGTTGCTGTTTTAAATGATGACTATGAAGGTGGAGAGTTTATACTATTTGATGATTATGAAATTAAATTTAAAGCTGGAGATTTAATTATTTTTCCTTCTGCATTTTTATACCCACATTTAGTTAAACCTATAAAGAAAGGAACAAGATATTCTTTTGTGTCTTGGTGTTATTAGATGATTGATTATTTAAAAGGTGTGCATAAAGATGCAGGAATTAAATATAAAAATCATAAAGACATTTTAATTACACCTTTATTTACTGAATTTTTTTGTAAAGAACTTTGTAAGATAGGAGACGAATTAAAAAATAAATTTAATTATTGGCATCAATCTAAAGCTGCTAAAGATTCAACGTTATATTTTAATATTATGCGATCTAAATATTTTGCAGGAGAAAAATTTTTTGAAGATTTTACCATACATTATTCTCAAACTATTTCTAAAATGATAAAAAAAGAATGGCCGTCTACAAAAGTTATAGGTTGGTTTGACCCATTTATTGTTAGGTATGATGGTAGTAAAAAAGACGAATTACATTTACATAATGATGTAAGTCACATAACAATGGTAGTTAAATTAAATAATGATTTTAAAGGCGGCGTGCTTAAACTTCCAAGACAAAAATTTGATAATAAAACAATACCAGTAGGACATGCTTTAATATGGCCAAGTCAAGTAACACATCCACACACTGTATCTCCTGTTACATCCGGAGTTAAATATTCTATGACAAGTTGGACCTGGCCAGTGTATTGGCAAGAAAATGGAATAGCTTGGCAAGAGGAGATGCATAAATGATTTTAAAACATAAATATTTTTATTTTAAAAAAGCTGTGTCAGATAAATTTTGTGATGATGTTATTAAGTATGGTTTAAAACACAGAGCTAAAAAAGCAACCGTAAGAAAAATAACAAACAAAAAACAATTTAATACAAAAAAATATAGAAATTCTGATGTAGTTTTTTTAGATGAAGAATGGCTCTACAGAGAAATCCAACCTTTTGTGCATCAAGCAAATAAAGATGCAGAGTGGAATTTTCAATGGGATTGGACTGAGCCCGCTCAATTTACTATATATGGACCTAACCAATTTTATGATTGGCACATAGACACTAGTTTACCGTATGACACTCCTAATAATTTAAATACACATAATAAACTTAGAAAAATATCTATGACTATAAATTTATCGGATCCTAAAGATTATAAAGGAGGACATTTTGAATTTGATTTTAGAGATCATCAAGATGTAAAAAAATGTAAACCCCATAAGGTAAAAGAAATAGGAGGTAAAGGAAGTTTAATAGTTTTTCCTTCAGATACTTGGCATAGAGTTACACCCATTACACGAGGCACTAGATATTCTTTAGTCGTGTGGAATTTAGGATATAGTTTTAAATAAAAATGAAAGATATTTTTATATATGATCATTTTTTAGATTGGGAAAGTTTTAATAAAATAAATGATACTATGAACAGCGGTTATTTTCCTTGGTACTTTAGTTGTGTTACTGAAAATAATAAAGAAGATGAATTTCAATTTTCACATATGTTTTATCAAACAGGAGGAACAAACTCTGATTTTTGTAATATGTTAGATCCTTTAATAAAAAAATTAAATGCTACAGCAATAGCTAGAATAAAAGCTAATCTTTTATTGCGGACTAAAAATATTAAAAAATTTGATTACCATACTGATTTTGATTGGAACCATAAATGGTGGACAGCCATTTATTATGTTAATACCAATAATGGTAAAACTATTTTTAAAAATGGTAGAGAAATATTAAGTCGAGAAAATAGAGTAGTTATTTTTGACGGACGTTATGAACATACAGGAACCACTTGCACGGATGAAAAAAATAGGTTAGTAATTAATTTAAATTATTACAATAAAGATATAACATGAGTTTTAAAAAAAATAAATATAAAGTTTTAAAGAAAGTTTTAGATAAAAATTTTTGTAAATTTCTTTTTGATTATTTTTTAAATAGAAGATATTTAACACATGTTTTAATGCATCATAGATACATTAATCCAGAAGAAAAATTATTTGGTTCTTTTGGTGATACTCAAGTTCCTAAAACGTTTTGTATATATTCTGACATCGTATTTGAAACTTTATTACAGCACATGAAGCCCATTATGGAAAAAGAAACAGGTTTAAAACTGCATCCTAATTATTCTTATGGACGAATATATAAGAAAGGTGATGTTTTAAAAAGACATAAAGATAGAATGGCCTGTGATATATCTACGACTTTAAATTTAGGAGGTCAAAATTGGCCTATCTATTTAGAACCTACAGGAAAAGAAGGCAAAAAAGGAGTTAAAATAGATTTGAATCCAGGAGATATGTTGATATACAAAGGATGTGATTTAGAACATTGGAGAGAACCTTTTAAGGGGACCGACTGTGCACAAGTATTTTTACACTATAACAAAAAAACTAAAAATGCTGTTATATTTGATGACCGACCCATGCTTGGTCTACCGGCGTTTTTTAAAGGTAAAAAATGATTTACACGCATTTTTAAATATTATATAAGGAGAATTATTATGGCACATTTTGCAAGAATAGAAAAGAAACCAAATCCATTTACTGGAGAGTTAGAATGGCAAGTACAAGAGTGTATTGTTGCTTCTAATGATATACCTACTTCAGATGGTCCGTTAGGAGAAAACGACATGCATGTAGATGGCGAAACATATGTAAAAAATCTATACAAACATATGTATTCTGAAGAAAAAAATGTGTGGAAACAATATTCATACAATCACAATTTTAGAAATCAAAGCGCAGGACGTGGTCATATTTATTTAGAAACGTCTGATAGATTTATACATCCACAACCTTATGCTTCATGGCATTTGAGTAATGAAGATTTTACTTGGAAAGCACCAGTAGATTATCCAACAGTTACAGAATATAGTAATCCTTTAGCAGGACAAGACATAACAGATAGCGATGGAAATGTTATAGGTACACAACCTGACCAAGCTCCTTATTACATTAAATGGGATGAAGACCAACAAAAATGGTATGGAAATGCTTCTCATCTAAATGTTAATGAAGATACTCACGTTTGGAATGTTGATACAACATTGTGGGATGAAGTATAATACACATAGCTTATTTCCAACCCCTGTTTATATTTCAGAAATAAATCGACCATTTACAAAAAAAGAATTAAGTTTTGTTGATAATCAAAAAAACAAGACAAATAAAAACTTTAACTCTTTTACAAAAGATACCTATATTTTAGATAAACCAGAATTAAAAAGTATAAAAAGTTTTATAGATAAAAACTGTAAAAACTATTTAGATAAAATTATATCACCTAAACATAAAGTTGAATTATACGTAACTCAATCTTGGATAAATTATATGGAACAAGGTGAGCATCATCATCCTCATGCTCATCCTAATTCAATTATATCAGGTGTATTTTATTTAAATGCAGATGATAAAAATGACAGTATTAAGTTTACATATCCAAAAGAATATCAACAGATTAAACCCGAGATAGATAAATATAATATTTGGAATTCAGATACGTGGTGGTTTCCTGTAAAAACGGGCCAGTTAATAATGTTTCCATCATCCGTGGTTCATCGAGTAGATACTAAAAAAAGTCAAGATACTAGAATAAGTCTTGCTTTTAATACTTTTTATAAAGGAATACTGGGTTCAGATAATACTTTGAGTGAGTTAAAATTGTAATATAATCCTGTTAAAATTATATAAACCCTATATAATACTAGGCTTATGTTACAGAAACTTAATTTTAAACCCGGTTTTAACAAACAAGCAACAGACTCAGGAGCTGAAGGTCAATGGGTAGATGGAGATTTTGTAAGATTTAGATATGGACTGCCTGAAAAAATAGGTGGTTGGACGCAGCTTACAGATGCTCAAGAAACATTACCAGGAGCAGCTAGAGCTCAACATGCTTTTACTAGTTTTAATGGTGAGAAATATGTAGCCATTGGAACATCTCAAGGATTATTTCTATATTACGAAGGAGCTTTTTTTGACATTAGTCCTTTAGCAACAGCTATTACTGGAGCTACCTTTAATACTTTCTCAAGTCAAAATAATGTAACTGTTAACAAAACAGGGCATGGATTATCCAAAGGAAGATATGTAACCTTTACATCTGTAACTCCACCTACAGGATATGTGGCATCAGATTTTACTGAAGGTGCTTTTGAAGTATTAACTGTGCCCAATGCAAATACTTTTACTATTCAAATGAGAGTTAATGCAAGTGGAGCCGCATCCGCTTCTGGATCAGCTAGTATTAATCCTTACGAAGAAATAGGACCTACTTTTCAAACAGCTGGTTATGGTTGGAGCACATATTTATGGGGAGACTCTACATGGGGCACGGCTAGAACTGTAAGTGACGTGATTCTGGATCCAGGCAACTGGAGCCTAGATAACTTTGGAGAAGTGTTAGTTGCAACTATATTTAATGGTAAAACTTTTACTTGGAATGCAGGGGCTGCTGTACCTAGAGCAATCAGAGCTTCTCAAACTACAACTAATTTTAACACAACAAACAATCCAAGCCAATCAAGATTAACTTTGGTATCTGATCGAGACAGGCACTTATTTCATTTTGGAACTGAAACAACCATTGGAGACTCTACTACACAAGATCCGATGTTTGTAAGATTTTCTAATCAAGAAGATTTAAATACTTATTCACCGACAGCCACTAATACTGCAGGGTCTTTTAGATTAGATACAGGAAACAAAATTGTAGCTGCCATACAAGG